GTTTGGTGTCCGAGAGTTAGGCAACACCCTTTGCTTGTCGAAGTCGCAGGTCCAACAGGAGCTAAAGTTCCTTGAGGACTGCTGGAAGATTTCACTGGGTCGTCATGGTTGGTTTTGGAGTGCGTCTCCTTCCGATGCTGGTGACTCTGGCGAGGAAGCCGAGTTTCAAACTTACGAGGGATTTTCGGCCTCTTTGCTCGCTTATCGACTTTGTAGCGACTTCGCGCCCTGGCCAGAGGTTGGATTGGTTGGTGAAGGTTCACCTCCTGTCTTGCCTTTGGTTGCGAGCTTTGTGGAGCCCCCCGGTTTGCTTGCTCCGCAGGATGGTTTGAGCACCGCTCAGGCCCTTCACGGTACAAGTTTTGCTGATGAGAGTATCTCCCGTAGCTCTCCTTTCTTTCAGTTCACTCGTTATGTTAACCAATCAGTATTGTTGCCACCTGTGCCCAGTACTGGTTGGGATTGCAAGTTCTTTGACTGCTCTTTGCCTTTGACTTTTGGTCCCTCGGCGTGTCCAGCACACTTGGATCCTGTTGGTAACAAGATGAAGTTTTGGAAGGATTCTAAGAACGGCCCAACTCCTCCCGACCGGTTTACTCCTGTCCGAGGCACTGCTTACAAGCTTGATGAAGCTTTGGCTCGTTGGATGCTTTACAGCGATGTTGAGGCATTGTCTTGCTTAGCGGATGTTGGGTCCGAATTGCTGTTTGCGCACCCCACCTCCAATCTGTTCAAGGAGTATCAAAACGCCGGGAACTTGGAGTTTGGGAGAGATGAGACCTTTGCAGTTGATGCTGATGACAAGGTCGCGGCGAGGTTTGTTGGATCATGCTCAAACATCACGTACAACAAGCCCACACGAGAGCAGCACATGGATCCAGTATACCTGGACGTGTGTGACTCTTTGGGGTTTCCTATGCGTGATGAAAAGGGTGATTCCAAATTCGTTTTGCCTCCAACGGGGGTTGGAGCGATTTTGGACTCCCTTAAAGGCCAGTTGCGGAATCAGCGAACTGATCGCTCTTGGAAACATTTCCAGGATGCCCCGGACTTCGCTGAGACTTATATGTCCGGTCTTTCTGAGTTGCCTAATTGCGCTCCTGCTCTTGCGGACTTCGACATAGCTTTTGACAACATCGTCAACAGCTTTGATGGCAGTAAGAGTTCAGGTTACTCGTCCAAGTTTCTTCCTGGCACTAAGGGTGCTTGGTTCGAGCCTGGAAAGCGAGATATCTTGAAGTATTTGGTCAAGTTTCGTATGGCATTGCGTATGGCTTGTGCGAGTACTTTGGGAACCTTGGAGCCTTCTGCTGCCGTTTTGGCCGGCGTGATTGATCCTCGCTGTGTTTTCATCAAAAGCGAGGCTCATGGGTCCAATAAAATTGCCGACAAGCGTTGGAGACTCATCTGGGTTCCTTCCATTGTTGACTCCGTTGTGCAGGGCGTTTTGCACATTTCTCAAAACAAGAAAAGCATTCGGAGTTACCAAGAGGGTTGCCAGAATCGAGTTCTTGCGGGTCTAGGCCACCATGATGAGGGCATTGCTCGTATTGGTCAGGTGCTTGATTGGTTGTCCGACGGGAACCTTGCCAATATGAATGATGAAGACGCTTCTGGCTGGGATCTTTCGGTCAGTCGCGACGCTATCATGTACGATGGCTGTCGTAGGAATTTGTTGATGACGGGCGGCACGCCGTCAGCCGTCAACGTTACCCGCGAACAGATGATCCTTGAGAGCTTGTGCAATGGTCTTCATGTCATTGCAGTTGGGAAACATTTGATTTCCGTTGATATTTATGGAATGACAATGTCTGGCATCATTTCAACGACTGAGCAAAACTGCAACATTCGTGAAAAGCAGGCTCAATTGTGTGGTGCAATCCGCGCATCGGCTCTTGGAGACGATTTAGGTTACGCTGGCGTTGTTGATCCTGAAAAGGCTCGGTTGTGTGGCGTCATCATCAAGAAAACCAGCCCTTGTGGTCCACGTGGACCCTTTTCTCTGACCTCTCACACCTTCACGAAGGTTGGAGATCGCTGGCACGCCGTCTTTGAAAATTTCCCGAAGCTGTTGGCACACATTGACCTTCGTCGTCCTGCTTCCAAACCTCCTTCCGAGGATGTTTTGCGCGGGGCACGGTTTGTTTGTCGCGCCTCCAACGATCAATTGGATTTCTTGGACAGACTGTGCAGAGCCATGGGTTGGCAGTTTGCTCATGAGGGCTTGGTTGATCCAAGCCTTCTTGATGAGCTTTTCTGAACACGCGCCACGTGGGCCAAAGACCCGGTCCACTCAACCACGGGCACCAAAATTCGTCAATGACGGTTAGTTGCACGCTTATTGCATTGCTTATTGCACTAATCATTTGGCTACATTAGCAAATAAATAACTTGTGGCCATAATTTGATTTGCTCAAGTTTCAACATGAACAAACAACAACAAGGTACTGCTGCTGGTCGAAACACCAAGATCGCCCCCAAGGCAAAGTCACGTCGCCGAGCTGCTCGCGTCGTGCGCGGTAAAGAGAACAGAGAGATGGCACGAGACCATCCCGACGCTTTCTGGACCCCACTAGGTAAGACTTTAGCACCACCTTTGCGAACTACGTTCGGCAACTTTTCAACTTTGAACCTCGTGGAGAGGTTTACCTTCACAACCAGCACGGTTGATGATATTATCTTGCTTGCCAGTCATTTGCCGATGGCTCTTGCATGTATGCGTTTCGACGTAACAGGCCAAATCATGAACAACTGTTTTGGTCCTCTTGCGTCTTCGACACCACTAGCTACCAGACCACTGCGTTTAGGCGTCGAGATTCGCAACTTGACAACAGCTCTCAACGTTTCTGGCATTGTCCAAGCTATGAGCACGGACAACGCCATAAACATTTCCGCAACTACTGGTGCTCTCGAAGATACACAGGCAGTGTTAACCAACAGCTCTTTCACTTCTTTGAAGAGCCTTGTTGCAGGTTCCCTGGACACCAGAACTTATACTGGCTGTGAACTTACGGAAGGCCATTCTTTTACCTCTGTTCCTAGTTCATGGCCAAAGTATAATTCATACAGTGATTTTGTGCCCATGTACAACGCTTCTTCCAACTCCTTGATGCGATCTCCGGATTGGCTATCAATGGTTGACACCGATCGTCCCCCACTTTATCCCGGTATAGTGACGGATGACGCTGATGACACATTGGGAGATGTTCCCGGCTTGCGCCATATCCTGTTGGTGTTCAAATCCACCCCTACTGCTCAAACTTACGAAGTCACCATTCGCAGGCAAGATGGTGCCAGATACGCATCCAACACGCTAGGACACATGTTTCACCGCACCGCACAACGTGCTAGTGAGAAGCAAGAGTCCAAGATGCTGGACACGGTTCAGGATAAATCTAAAGATCCTTCTTCTGGTATGGCTACAAACATACTCTCCACCCTGGTTAAGACTGCTGAGATTGCTTTCAACAACGAGTTTGGTGGAGCCGCCGGTGTTTTGCAGAAGATCAGCCCTATGGTAGTTTCCGG